CTACTCCTGCCGTGCTGGTGCTTGCTCATCCTGTGCTGGTAAGATTGTGAGTGGTACTGTTGATCAAGGCGATCAATCTTTCCTGGACGACGATCAAATCGAAGCAGGATTTGTGCTGACTTGTGTAGCATATCCCACCTCAGATTTGGTGATTGAAACTGAACAAGAAGAGAATCTCTACTGATGTACGAAGAACTTAATTGTTTTGAGGAAGCACTCAAACATTTTGGAACCAGAGTTGATGTGATTATTGCTATGGAAATGGCAAGGAAACTTCCACCTGAAGAAGCATATCAACGCATCAAAGATGAACTGAAAGAGGTTAAAAAATGCCGAAAGAAGTTCAACAAAGATATTGAATCCTGTTAAGAGTTGTAAATCGATCCCAAAGAAAACATTAAGTTCCTAACTATTTGTGACACCGCATGTTAGCATGTCATTACATTCAGGAGATTGCCCCATGACTCTGCCCAAAGAACGTAAGATTCAAGATCAACACATCGAATCTATGAAGATTGCTGTCGAACAGTCAGGCATCAGGGCAATACATCCGGATAGAATGGAAGAGTTTGCTGAATATCTAGTTCAGCAACTAAGACAGTCGGAGAGCTGACCACCACCCCTTGCCAAATGCGGCAAGGGGTTTTATATTGGCTTCAAATCAAGGATAACCATGAAGTGCGAAGTCAAACTTTATGTTTCTGGTAAGGTCTTCACCGAAGAAGTTTATGCCAAGGACTATAAAGAAGCAAGAGAAGTTGCTCTTGCTCGCAATCCCAATGCCAAAGTAATCGGAGTCAACGCTTCATTCAAATGAAAAAACTTGCCCTACTTCTAGTTCCATTCATGATTCATTTGCCTGCTAATGCACAGCAAGTAAATGTTTTTGATGAGTGCAAGCGTTTTATTATTGAGGAAGAATATGTTCCTGGATATTATACAAACACAGGATCATATGTTGGTGGAAGGATTAGAAAGAACCGCAAACAAGTTCCTTGTAGTAATGTGGGATATTCTCCCACATATCATCAACCTACAGCACAACAACCTCAGAGAAGGTGTAGTCGTAACCAGAACATTCTTGGTGGATTGTTAGGTGGTGGTGTTGCGGCTTTGGTTTCTAAAAAAGATGCTTATGCATGGTCTATTCCTCTTGGAGTTGTAAGTGGTGTGGCAGTTTCTAGAGCGGATTGTTGACAAATTTTGGATGACTGATTAAAGTGGTGATCTAAACACCAACACATCATGAAATCCTTTTTTGCTATCTTCAGTTTGCTTTTGATTCCCACATCAACAATGGCACAATCATACTATCCGCCAAGTTTTTATGGTGGAGGTCAATCTTCTCCAGTTGTAGTTCCACCTACAATCATTAACACACAACAAAGAATGGAGAATGAAAGTAAAAAATCTTGCAATCAAAGTGAGATTGATTTGTTTCTATTTGCGGTGAGAAGAACGCGAGGTGACTGTACTCAGTGACAGTTTGTGAGCTGCACACCATCCCTTGACTGGGGTGGTGTTTTTCTGTATATTGGCTACATTGAAACGGACATTGATGCTTACTCTTCGCCCACATCAGCAACGCATCCTAGATCGTATGGTTGCTTATGATAAGGGACAAATTATTGTGCCTACAGGTGGAGGCAAAACTATTTGCATGATTCAGGATGTTGCTGAGAACTGTAAGCACATTGATGGTGGAATGACAACTGTTGTTGTTGCTCCTCGCATTCTTCTTGCTGAGCAACTTTGTTCTGAGTTTCTTGAGTTGATTGATACAACTCACACGCATATCATGCACGTTCATAGTGGTGAAACCCATCACTATTCTACTACCAAAGCAGACAAGATTCACATGTTTGCTAACACTGCTCGCGCAGCTGGTGAGAATGTTATCATCTTCACTACCTACAACTCTCTTGAGCGTGTTCAGCAAGCAGACATTGAAGTCAACAACATTTATTTCGATGAAGCGCATAACTCTGTCAAACGTAATTTCTTCCCTGCCACAGAGCATTTCTCTTTTACTGCTGACCGCTGCTATTTCTTCACTGCTACTCCTAAGCATAGTCTTACTGTTTCCAAACCTGGAATGAATGATTCCAAGGTTTATGGTCAGGTTCTTTGCAATGTTCCTGCACCTGAACTTGTTGAAGGTGGGTTCATTCTTCCTCCTAAAGTTGTTGTTAAGCAACTGCCTATGGTGAAGGGTCGTAAGGTTATGTGTGCTGAGGATGCTGACAATCTGATCGAAACGATTGATGACAATCAGATCGACAAAACTCTGATCTGTGCTCGCACTACCAAGCAGATTGTCAATCTTATTTCTCAGTCCGACTTCTGTTCTCAACTTGCTGATCGTGGCTATTCTTGGATGACCATTACATCTAAGACAGGTGCAATCATCGACGGTAAGAAGGTCAATCGGGAGCAATTCTTTGACACTCTTAATGCTTGGGGCAAGGATAGCAGCAAGAAGTTTGTTGTTCTCCACCACTCCATTCTGTCTGAGGGTATCAACGTCAACGGACTGGAAGCAGTCATCTTCATGCGGAACATGGACTACATCGGTATCAGTCAGTCGATTGGCCGTGTGATCCGTCTAGGTGACAAATCCAAGACCTTTGGTTTGGTTTGTATCCCTACCTATGACTCTGTTGGTATCTCTACTGCCCGCAAAGTTCAGGCAGTTGTTGATGTCGTCTTTCAAAAGGGTGAACCTGCTATTTCGGAGATCCGTCGATGAAACAACCACCACAACCAAATATCTTAAATCCCAAATATATCACATCTGGATTTCTTGTTGGGAAAAGTTGGGAAGATCCAGATTTATATGCTGCTGTTCCTCTTATGGGTAGCACAACACATCTTGCAATCATTCACCATGGAAATCAAATCAAAACTTGCCGAAATGAAAAATCTGCTAGGAAGTTTATTTGGGATCACAAAAAGAAAAAGTAAGAATGTCTCAGAAGCTTCTGATTCTGATTGGGAGGACTTCTGGTATGGGGAAGACACCAACCAGTCCTAGAACTGGCCCTAAGGTGCCTGTGTGCCCCTAGAAGTGCCCTATACTGGCTTTGCTGAGGAAAACTACTAAGTAACTGCCTATTGACATTTTGATTCAATTTGTATAAACTATCCTTGTAATTCTCACATACTAATGGCACAAAAGTTTCTCTACATCGTTGAGCATTTCATTCCATTCCCTCGGTCAGAATATGGCGGCATTTGGAATGTAGTTGCTGAAAATGATGATGAATGTTTTGACATCATTACTGAAAGTGATGGTGAGTTCAACCAACAATACTATTCTAATCTTCGCGAGAACATTCTGAAAGCCCGTACATTTGCTCTTGCTGAGGATATTGATTCTTGTCTTGTAGAGGAGTTCACCACATGAAACCTGACATGATTGTCTCTTGGGAACAACATCTCAAGAATGGAAATGTGTGGAAGGTCAATGTCGAACTTCCAATGCAAGATACTCCAGGAGATGACACACTCTTCTATAGTGTTGATGTTTATGTTGTAGCACCAACATCGGCTCTTGCACAATACATTGTCTCCACAATGTATCCTGACTATTTGTCTCTTTGTATTGATGATGACCCAGTTGGAACTTCCTCATGATTTCCCCCATCAACCCCCTAAAGGATACTCCTATGAAGTCCAAGAACATAAACGTAATGTCATTGCTATTTGGATTTGCAATCATAGTAAATTCACTTACAACGATGGTGCTATTGCAAAGAGTATTTGGGGATTCTACAACACCAAAAAGCAATGCTACTTCGCGCCTATTAACTCCACCAAGCAAGGAGATCAGGTAGACCTAGATAATACTCGCCCTTACACGGCTATGCCACTTAATCTCAATCCCCTGGAGGCAGCGTTTGTATGAGTTACCATCCCAAAGTTGATGACTATGTGAAATGGACAGATTCTCTTGGTCATGTTACTGAAGGGTGGGTTTATTTTGTTCATTCATCGTATATTACGATTGAAGTTGGTGTAAAAGACAAACCAGATGATCTGGTTCATTTTCATAAGAAAACCCATTGTTGTGTTCTTTGTTTCTCTCAAGATTGGAATCAGTTAGAATACATCAAAAATCGGAGAAATGTTGAAAAACTTGTCTCTGAATATAAATCACAACAGTATCGCGACGCTGACCTCTACTCATGAAAAAGTTTTGGGAAAACTATTGGAAATGGAGTGACAAAATCAATGCTCCATTTCGTCAACATAAAGAAAGATTGATTTTGTATGTTGTTCTTTCTCAGACAGTTATTGTTACAGTTGGTCTGCTCAATCTATTCCGAGCGAATATTGAACCGTTCGTTCTTCATTGTCGCACAATAGATTTTACAGATTCAATCTGTATCAAAGCTGAGATTGAAACCAATCTATCATGACCATTCCATACTACATTGAACACAACTATCAACAAGTAAAAGTACCCCAAGAAATTTTATACTATTGTGATAGTTACACTCTTGATGCTGATCGTGAAGATTTACGATACCTAGATTGCGTTTATATGAATATGGGTTATTATGGTAATAATCCACAACTTCTCAAAAAAATGAGAGAAGATTATTTCAAATCTATCAATCCAGTTTTCGACTGAAAATGAATTTGACTCCTCAAGAAATCGAGTACCTGAGTTTTGTTCTCCACACAGCCTCAGTTTTTACTATCAATCGTGGAGAGCAAGTTATTGCTCCTGGAGTAAAACACAAAGAACTTAAACAAAAAATCAATGACTACAAAGCGAGGATACACTGGTGATAAAAACTACGCTTAGAGTTGATGATGATGGAGTGCTCACATTTCCTGATGAGATGATGGAAAAACTTGGATGGAAAGAAGGCGATACATTGGAATGGATTGATAACAAAGATGGTTCATGGTCATTAGTTAAATGCGAAGACGAATGGTATCATCCTCAAAGTGCTGTTGCTATCAACAAAAAATGTATCAAGTGAATTATCAAAAACCAAAGAAAAAGGGTTATGCCAATCACACAGCCACATTCATGAAGATTGAAGATGCTGTCTTTTGGGAGAAAGTAATGCAATCTCAAGGATGTAAGGATATTAAGATACTTGTTTCTTAATATTCACACGTCAAGACATATATACTTTGTGAACCGTCACAAACCCTCTTGACGTTGTAAGTCTTTTCCACTAAAATACACAAGTCACTTCAACGGAGCATCATGGTTTCCTACCTCGCAGCACAAAAGCAAAAGGTTCGCATCACTTTGGACATGGAAGTGTTTGAGGATTTTGATGCTAGGCAGATTGATTGGGAAAAACTTTTTAATCTTGAGCCTGGAGAGAATGTTGAAGCTTATGTTGAAGAGTTTGACCGCTATTGAGTAGTCAAATTGTGACAGTCCACTGGCTGCACACCAAACCACCCTGCGGGGTGGTTTTGCTGTATATTGGCTATGTTGAAAGAAACACGCCAAATGGGAACTCGCGCACGAATCGGCATCCAACTCAAAGACGATTCGATTCTGTCAGTTTATCACCACTGGGATGGTTATCCTGAGTGGTTGGGTCGCATCCTGAACACACATTACAACTCTCGCGAAAAAGCATCAGAGCTGATTGATGGTGGTGACATGTCATCCTGCTGGAATGATACTGTCTGGGGTGAAGATCGCACCGATAGTAACAAGTATGGCCCTGAGTATTATTCTGCCCGTGGTGAAGATTGCCCTCCCCGTCTTGATGATAGCGTCTTTGAATATCTTGAAAAAGAGAACAATGAAGAATATGCTTATGTTTGGACAGTAAATAATAAGTGGGTTTGCATGAATATGAATCAGTTTGATGATTCTAAAGCACCCGAAAAAGTAGAGATTCCCGCAGGAGCACTAATGGCATGAAGCCTGAAGAAATACAGTTAAGTTCAGTCAATGGAATGTTTGAGTATGAAAAACTCTCCCGTGACATTGATACTATTGGCGACCTTGATACATGTAAAACCATGTTGAAGGCATATGTCAAACTGTATATCAAACAAAAAGAAACACTTTCATCCTCCTTTGGTATTAAACCTCAATGACTGAAAAAGAAATGGAAAAAGATGCTCAGGAGTTCTGGGATCGTTGTGAGAAAGAAGCAGCAAGATTAGAACTTACAATGGATTATTATCTCATGGAGTTTGTGAATGGGTATCAAGATTATCTAAATACCTGAAAGGGTTAGTTCAGAAAGATGAAGACGTTTCAGCAATTTATGATTGAAGCTTATGACAAGGATGTCATGGGTTCGTCTCAGATTAAAAAAACTGAGGCAGGTGGAAGGATTCGTCCAGATAGGAAGAAATCTGAACCAGAGAAACGTCGCACCAAAGCTGTTGGTGGTGGTAAAACTGTTCCTGCCAAAACATACAAACCACGCAAAGATATTGGACAGCAACGTCAAACATCCACAAGAGAGCAACAACCAGAAAAGGAAAGAGGTTCTGCTGAGGTTAAACAATCCTATGCTGATAAGGTGAGAGCAGAGAGAAAGAAAGCAGCACAAGCTAGAATCGCTGCCAAGAAGGGAGGAACCAAAGCTCCTGAAAAGAAAGCAACACCAACAGCATCACAACTCCTCTCCAAAAAGAAAAAAACTGAAGTATCTCCAAGTTACACTCCACAGAAAGCTTCTGGTTATTCCAGAGACGAAAGGAGAAAGATTAAGAGAGCAGGGCAAAGATTAGTTCGCGACATTCAAAAGGGAACTGAGAAACCTGCAAGTCATTACAAACCCTGATACTAACTGTAGCCCCTAAAGTGGATCAGTAGTGTGATGGAGCACTCTGTTCCCTATTTTTTATTACTATGCCCCTCACTGCTGAACAAGGATACAAGATCCGTGAAGAGTATTCTGACATTAAAGAGAAAGAAGTTTGTGATGCTCATGGTCTGACGCAAGTTGGAGGTTCGCGTACTAAAATTGATGGCACTGATGGTGTCAACAATAAGAGTATCAAGAATATGTCAGGAACCTCTACGCAGGTTCACCTCACAACACAGAAACATTTCATCAAGATGTTGAACATCAGTGATGATGCAGCTGAATTTATTGGTCACTTTTGTGGAAATGAAAACTATAATTACAATGGTAAAGATCGCCGCACGATCAAACAAATTGATAAACAATATGTAGATGCTTTTAAGCAGTTTCTTGATGACAAGAAAGAAGAAATTGTTGATTTGATTATTCGCAACGGGTGTGACATCACCTCTGTTGTTATTAAGAGCACTAAAACTGGTGATGAATATGAATTGACCTACGATCAAATTTGTGATAAAATTAAGGATGCTAAATGGGTCTTCCTGTGTGGTGGTATTCATCTAAAAAATGCTCAGGGTAAAAGTTACTTTCACTTTCAACGAGAAGGTAAGAAATCCAAGAGCAATCGTTACAATGTTCTGTGGCACATTCACCAACACTTGTTTGTATGATCATCAATAAAGATTGTATTGAAGGTATGAAAGAGATGGAAGATGATTCCGTCGATTGTATCATCACATCTCCACCATACAATAAAAAAGGATTGTTGGGAAAAGTAAAACCTGGCAATCAAATTTGGGGCAAATTTCAAATTGATTATTCATCTTATGGTGATGATATGCCAGAGGATCAATATCAAGCATGGATGATAGAATTTTTGAATCAATGTCATCGTGTAGTTAAACCCAATGGCTCTATCTTCTTTAATCATAAACCAAGAAGATATAAAAACAGATGTTATCTTCCAACAGATTTTATTAACCAGAGTGATGCTCAACTCTATCAACTTATCATCTGGGATAGACGCAATTCTCCAAATATCAGAAATGATGTTCTTGTGCCATGTACAGAACATATCTATTGGTTCTGTAAAGAGAAACCGAAAGTATTTCGTGATGCGATAGATCCTTCATATAGGAGTGAAGTGTGGGTGATCAATCCCGAACGACAGAAACAACATCCTGCTCCATTTCCTGAGCAACTTGTTAGGAATTGTATCCAACTTACAACTCAAGTTGGTGATATTGTTCTTGACCCATTTATGGGCAGTGGAACCACAGCGAAAGTAGCACAAGATCTTAACAGAAACTGGATTGGATTTGAGATTGATCAAAATTATATTGAAATTGTAGAAAACAGAACTCACAATCCAATGGCAGAATTATTCGCCACTGATACTAACTGTAGCCCCTAAAGTGGATCAGTAGTGTGAGGGACACACCGCTCCCCATCCTTTATCATCAAATGAACGAAAAAATCGCACAAGTCAAGACCTTCGTGAATGAGAATGTTTCTAATGAACTTCTCAAGAACATTGGTCTCAGTGTTGCTATTTTGTTTGTCGTGATTGTTGCACAACTTCTTCTCCATGAAGTTGTTGCAGTTGTTGATAGCATCCCAGTTTTCAATGGTGTCATGGAAATCGTTGGATTGGTTGCTTTCATTAACTTCACCCGCAACAATCTGATCACTGCTGAACAGCGTAGCACACTGATTGAGAAAGTTCAGAACACTTTTAACGAAGTTATTGCCTGAGGAGTTTAACTCCTCTTTTTTTATGAAATACACCAGAGCACAACTAATCGATGCACTTCAACATGAATATGAGTATTTGTGTCATGATGATTTTGACCCTGATGTTGACATGACAATGGAAGAACATCTTGAATGGTTGGATACTCTAACTCTTGAAGAATTGATTGAAGAAACTGATACTGACGATGAAGGTTATACTCTTGATGAGTTTATGTACAACCATAGTTGACATTTAATCTAACTGTAGCCCCTAAACTGGATCAATAGTATGAAGAACACCCACATCGAACACCCCGAAGATTCTATCCTGACTGGTGATCTTTCCGTTTTGGATTGGTTCAGTGAATCTGATAGTATCATCAGCACAAAAATTGATGGTGCTCCTGCTATTGTTTGGGGCACGAAT